CAGACGCGGAAGCGAGCCTGGCTGGCGCTCGGGATCGAAAGCGAGATCGGCCGCGGCGCCGATGCTGCGCCTGGGGGGGGGCAAGACCCGCATGTGACTACGCCGAGCGGGAACGCGGCGACGGGCACGGCAGACCACTTGCAAGCAAGCAAGCAAGCAAGGATTCCCCCACGGGCCGACCGTGACGCAGAATCCGGACGGGACGCTCTGTTATCGGCAGGCGCGGCGGAAGGGTTGGGGCGTAAAACAGGCTTGACGTGGGGAGACAGTGCGGCGATGAGGCACCCGACCTACAACCACTACCGGGAACAGAACCGAGCGCGTCGTGGGTAAGAACGCGCGCACGTTCGGGCAAGACTTGATGCGGGGAGAGTATGAAGTTGGCAGCAATCGACGGCTTTCCGCTTCCGCTCGACCGGGCGAAGGCGCAGAAGATGCAGGCAGGCAGGCAGGCAGGCAGGCAGGCAGGCATGAACGATAACGGCGAGGCCACCGGCACGTCGATCTTCGACCCTGTGCTGTGTGAGTTGGCCTATCGCTGGTTCTGTCCGCCCGCCGGACTCGTGCTCGACCCGTTTGCGGGAGGAAGCGTGCGTGGTATCGTCGCGGCGAGGCTCGGGCGGGAATACATCGGCGTGGAACTACGCCCGGAGCAGATCGCGGCGAATAAGAAGCAGGCCGACCGGATCTGCGCGAAGGGAACGATGCCAGCATGGGTCGAGGGAGACGCGCAGAACCTCAAGACGCTGTGCCCTGACGTGGCAGCCGACTTCGTGTTTTCGTGCCCGCCCTACGCCGACCTCGAAGTCTACAGCGACGATCCGCGCGACCTGTCCACAATGGACTATCCCGCGTTTGTGAAGGCGTATCGGGCCATCATTGCCGCGGCCGTTGGCATGCTGAAGCCGGATCGGTTTGCCTGCTTCGTCGTGGGCGACGTGCGCGACAAGAAAGGATTCTATCGGCGGTTCGTGAGCGACACCGAACAGGCATTCGAGGACGTTGGGGCGCGGCTCTACAACGAGGCCGTGCTGGTGACGGCGGTCGGCTCGCTTCCAATTCGCGTCGGCCGGATGTTTGAGTCCGGGCGGAAGCTCGGCAAGACGCACCAGAACGTGTTGGTGTTCTGTAAGGGCGACCCAAAGAAAGCGACCGAGGCTGTCGGGCCTGTCGAGTTCGGCGCAATTGACGAGGCGAGTGTATGACGCGCCCATCCTCCGCCATCGTCAAGGCGCGCGCCATCGCCAAACCCTACCCTAAGCGCGAACGAAGCATAGGTATCGATGCGGCTGGCACCACCAGCAGAGGGCGCTGCGATGCGACCCGTTCGCTCCAGCCTAAGGCGGTGGCCTGTGCCTAGAACGGGACGGCCGACCAAACTCACGCCCGAGACTCAAACGAAGATTGTCAATTTGCTGCGGGCCGGGAACTACGTCGAAACCGCCGCCGCCTTCTGCGACATTGACAAGCCCTCGATCTACGACTGGCTGAAACGCGGAAACCGTCAGAAGACAGGCATTTACAGGGACTTCCTGAACGCAGTAGAAAGGGCGCAAGCCGAGGCCGAGATCCGCGACCTCGAAGCCATCCGCAAGGACGGCGCCTGGCAGGGCTCGGCGTGGCGTCTGGAGCGCAAGTTCCCGCAGAAGTGGGGCCGCAAGGAGCGCCTTGAGCACGTCGGCACCGATGGCGGGCCGATACAGGTCGCCACCATCCGCTTTGGGGGCCGCTACAAGCCCCCCGTGCCAGCGGAGGGGCGATGACCCGTGTGGCCACCCAACTCTGCGCCTGGGCGCTGGTGGGGCTGCTGATGCCCGCTGTCGCCGCAACCGCCGAAGAACTCACGATTCGCTGGGCGCCCATCCCCGCCACGCCGCAAGAAGGCTACTTCGACGACGACACGCCCGGCGGCAAGCTCCTCTTCGCCGGCGGCTACGGCGCGGGCAAGACGATGACGCTGGTTGGCAAGGCGCTCAAGCTCTCCGCCATCAACGCGCCGCTCCCGGGCATCTTCACCGTCCCGGACTTCGGGCACGTCATCGATACCATCATCCCGACGCTCGAAGACCGCGACCCGGACACCGGCGACGCCTGGTTCCTCGAGCCAGACCAGTTCCACTACCACCAGACGCACCACATCCTGACGTGGGTCGGCGGCGGGCCGATTCACTTCGCCAGCGGCGAAGACCCGCGCTCCATCAAGGGGCCGAACTTCGCGTTTGGCCTGGTGGACGAGCCCGGCATCCAGCCGTATGCCGCGTGGCGCAACACCGTCAACCGTGTCCGCAACGTGCGCGCCACACTACGCCAGGTCGCAGCCGCCGGCACCCCCGAGGGCCTCGGCTGGCTGATGGACCAGTTCGGGGAAGACGAACGCGCCGACTACCACGTCTACACGATGGCCACGCAGGAGAACTCCGAACTGCTCCGGTTCGTGCCCGACTACATCAAGCAGGTGATGGAGAATGCCACCGAGGCGGAACTGGCGTCCTATCTCGGCGGGAAGTTCACCAACCTGACGGGCGCGCTGGCGTATCCCACGTTCGACCGCGACACCCACTGGCGCACGGGCGTGGCGATTGACGCGAGTCTCCCGCTGCGCGTGGCCTTCGACTTCAACGTCGACCCGATGGCCTGCGTCATCGGCCAGCAGGCCCCCGGCCCCTTCGGCCCCGAAGCCCGCGTGGTGGACGCCGTCGTGCTCTACGCCTCAACCGTGATGGAGACGTGCGCGGAGATTGCGAAGCGGTATCCCGCGTGGGCGCCCGGCCTCGTCATCTACGGGGACGCCACGGGCAAGGCGCGCAGCACCGTGTCGCTCAAGAGCAACTACGACATCATCCGCGAGCTGCTGGCGCCCATCGGCCCGCTCACGATGAAGGTGCCCACCGCGAACCCGCCCGTCACGCGCCGCCTCAACAGCGTCAACACGATGCTCAAGAACGCGCTCGGGCAGATCCGGCTCGTCATTCGCAAGACTGAACCGTCGCGCATCTGCACGACACGCGAACTCATCCGGTCGCTCCAGCAGACCGTGAAGAAGTCCGGCACCGACGACATTGAGAAGAAGGCCGGCGAGACCGTCACGCACGCCGGAGAGGCGTTGGGCTACTGGATCGACGCCGAGTTCCCGGCTGGACGTCCGGTCGTGAAGGCCGGCAGCACGAGGGTCGAATGGCTGTTGTAGCCTCCCTGAGCGGCAAACGCTTCGTGGCGTATCAGCATCCCGCCTACCAGGTGTGGGCGCCCATCTGGCGCAAACTCGCCGACGCCTACGAAGGCACGGGCGGGTTTGCCGATGGCGGCTATCTCGTGCCCCACCCGCGCGAGTGGATTGACCACGCCGCCACCTACCCCAAAGTCCCGACGAAAAAACTCACCGAGCGCCGCACGCTGGCCCGCTACGAGAACTGGGCCCGCCGCATCGTCAAGACGCTTGCCGATGCCCTGTTCCGCCAGATGCCGACGCGCCAGGTGGGCGGCAAGGCGGACGGCGACACCCCGCTCGAGGAATGGTGGGAAGACGTCGACGGCTACGGCACGAACATTGACGACTTCTGGCCGCAGACGTGGCGCGCAGCGGGCGTGTTCGGGCATGTGTTCCTGCTGTTCGACCGGGCGCCCAGTGAGGCGTCGGTCGACGGAGAGGTCCTCACCGCGGCTGATGCTGGCGCGCCGATTGTGCGCGTCTACACCCCACTCGACGCGACCGACTGGATTGATGACCACGGGCACCTGAAAGCCATCAAGTTCCTTGAAGCGGCGCCCCGCGTGGCGCTCGACCAGGCCCCGCTCGTCACCGACATCCGCGTGCGCTACGTCACCGAGACCGAGTGGGTGCTCTACGACCAGCGCGGCGAGGTGCTGGACCGCGGCGAGCACAAGCTGGGCGAGCTACCCGTCGTGGTGCTCTACGCCGACCGGCGCACGCTCACGCAGGTGGTGGGCGCGTCGCTCCTGGGCGACCCGCAACTGTTCATCGATTTCTACAACCTCATCAGCGAGAACCGGGAACTCCTGCGGAAGCAGACGTTTGGCCTGCTCAATGTGCCGCTCGGTCCCGATGGCAGCGTGGAGACCGCCAAGACGTTGCTCGGCGACGGCACGGGCACGGATAACGTGCTCTTCTCGTCACTGCCGGCGCAGTTCTTGTCCCCCGCGGCCGAAAACAGCGCGGCGTATCGCTTCGAGCGCCAGGACTTGCTCCGGGCCATCTTCCGGCTCGCCGGGTTGCAGTGGGAAGCCGATAGCAAGGACGCCGAGGCCACGGGCAGCCTGAAAATCAAGCGCGAGGACATGAGCACGGCGCTCGCCGGCTACGCTGACAACCTGGAAGCGGCCGACTACGCCATCACGAAGCTGTGGTATCGCGCCACCAAGGGCGAAGACAGCGGCGACACGGCGTTCGAGACCGACGAGGTGCAGATTCGCTACCCGGACACGTTCGACGTGACGCCCTTCGAGCAACTCCTGAGTGAAGCGCAGATGGCGATGGCGCTCGGCATGGGGATGAACTTCAAGAAGGAACTCCGCAAGCGCCTAGTCGAGAAGTTCCTGCCCGACCTGCCGGCGGACATCCTCAAGACCATCACGGACGAGATTGACGAGCAGGAAGATGATGCGCCGGCGCCCGAACTGCTCCGTCAGGCGCTCGTGTCGCGGATGCAGCAGGCCGCTGGGGGCAAGCCGCCCGCCGCTGGGACTGAGCCCCCACCGCCCGAGAAGAAGCCGCCTGTGGCTGACGGGAAGGCCGCATGACACCGACCCCACAGGACTTGCTCGCCCGGCGCGCCGCGGTGGAGCGGCTCACCGACCGCGCGGTCTCGGACTTCGAGCTGGCCCTGGCCCAAGTGGTGCGTCAGATCGAGCGGCAGCTGCGCGGGCTGGTCGCGGGGGTGGCCGAAGGCTCGCGCACGGCCATCATCAAGGCGGCGAAGGCGTCACGCCTCCGGAACGAACTGCGGAACCTGCTGACCGACGCCGGATTCGACAACCTGCTGGACCACGCGACCGACGCCGCCCTCGACCGGCTGGCGCAAGCGGCCCTGCAGTCCGAAGTCGGCAAGGACGTGTCGGCCTTTGTCGCCTCGTTGCGACCCCGAATCGATGCGCTGAAGGCGTTGGCGCTGTCCGACCTCATTGGTCAAGGCGACCTGGTGGCTTCGGCCCTATGGCGCGCGACAGTCAACGGCGTCTTCAGCGCGCGACCCACCGACGCGATTCTCCGTGACCTTATCGGCCTGATTGATGACACCGTGCCGCACATTCGGACGCTGTATGACACGACGGTATCGATCTACGGACGCCAGGTCGAGCAGTTGATGACGAAGGGCGAGCCCGATGAACTGTTCGTCTATCTCGGGCCGCTCGATCAGGTAACGCGGGAGTGGTGCGAAGAGCGGGTCGGCAAGGTGTTCTCGCGCGCCGAGATTGACGAGATGGATAACGGGCAGTTGCCGACGCCGATGCTCACGTCTGGGGGGTATAACTGCCGCCACACCTTCTCGCTCATCTCGAAGTTCTCTGAGTTGGCCGACCTGGCTGGAACTGATAAACGCATGCCCGAGGTCGAGCGGGTCATCCAGGGGCGGGCCGCATGATCGCGCGTGACCTGCACCAGATCGAAGTGACCACGCGCTGCCAATTATCCTGCGCGTATTGCCTCCAGCCGACGCTTACCCGCCCGATTCAGGACATGACGCGCGAGACGTGGCTGGCGGCGCTCGACTGGCTCCGGTTCTTCGTGCGCCACGGGACGCAGGGCGAAGTGGTGCTGTTTGGCACGGGGGAGCCATTGCTGCATCCCGACCTGGTGCAGATGGCGACCGAGGCTCGCGCGGTGCTCGGGCCCGCGCGTCGGATGCTGGTGACGACGAATGGGTTGCTCGTGACTGACGCCCTGATTGCCGCCCTCCAGCCGATCAACGCGCGGGTCTATGTGTCGCTCCACCAGTTCGCCAAGGCGACGCCGGCGGTGCATAAGCTGTTCCGCGCCGGGTTGCTCGAAGGCGTGAGTATCGACCCGGTGACGGGCTCGAACTCCTGGGCGGGGCAGGTGGACTGGCCCAACATCATGCCGATGGGGGACGCCCGCCCGCCGTGCCCGTGGCAGCAGGCCGGCTGGCTGTTCATGAGTGCGGACGGCGGGCTGTATCCGTGCTGTTACGCCAACGGCGATATGCCGCGGCAGGGCGAGGCGACGGACGTGCCGCACGAGTTCGACGTGGTGACGCCGCCCATCTGTGGCGCGTGCTGGCAGCGGACGCCCGAACATGTCGACGGGCCATTCGTGAGGCTGAGCCGATGAGCGTTTCCGTCTCACGCAACTTTGGCCGCCTGGCGGACATCCCGCTGACCGGGAAGGCGCTGATGCACGAGGTGGGGCTGCTGGCGCGTGAGCGCATCGTGCGACGCACGCTCAGCGGGCAGGCGTACACAGGCGCCGCGTTCCGGTCCTACTCGCCAGGCTATGCGAAGCAGAAGGCCGCGGCGGGCGAGGGCAGCGGCATCGTGAACCTGATGGTGAGCGGACGGATGCTCGAAGGCATCGCCATCGTCGAGGAAACGGACACCAAGGTCGTGCTGGGGTTCAAAGACTAGCGATGGCGAAGACCGGCGCGCGACGCCCCGCGGCAGTGTCCTTCCGGCAGCGGAGCCGGGCCAAGGGCGCCGAAGAGAAGGCGATCTACCACCAGGTCGCGGGCGCGGGCAGGAGTCGGGTGCTGCGGAAGTTCTTCGAGCTGAGTGATGCGGATCTTGACGCGATCACGACCCGGCTGAATGCCGGGGTGACGCTGGCGGTGCAGCGAGCCTCGTAAGAGGCTCAGTCGGTTGTGTCGTGTCGGTGTGTCGTCAATGTGTCGTGCAAAGGAGCAAACAGATGCCGCGTATTGAACTCGAACTCGGGGAAGACGGAGAAGTCGTCGGCCAGGCCCCGGCCGAAATCGATGCTCTCTTCAAGCGCATCGAATCCGCGGCCCTCTCTCGGGGCAAAAGCACCGGGATTGCGGAAGCGGCGGCGCTCGCCAAGAAGCAAATCGCGGATACCGTCGCAGCGGAACTCGCCAAGCGTGAGGCGCTGGCGCCGCTCGAAAAGGAGAAGTACGCGCGTATCGACGAGGAGAACACGTCGGTCAAGAAGCAACTCCTCGAACTGTCGAGTCAGTCCGATCGCACGCTCAAGTCACGCGAAGAGACGCACGCGCGGGAATTGCTCGCCCGCACCGATGCCATCGCCAAACGCGAGGCCCGTATCCGCGACCAGGTCAAGGACACGATCCGAGGACTGGCGCTCGCGGCCGGCGCGCGGGAGGAATCGCTGACCGAGCTGGAGGTCATCCTGGGCACCTCCATCGGGTATGACGACGACATGGCGCCCTTCGTGAAGAACGCGGAGGGCCAAGTCGCCACCCTGCACGGCAAACCGATGTCGATCGGGATGTTCGTGAAGGAGTATCTCGACTCGCATCCACACCATCGGCGCCCGGCGCAGGGCCAAGGCGGAGGGGCCCGAGGGGGCGCTTCCTTTGGCGGGGGCGGGCAGCCCATCAACGCCGAGGCCGCGAAGGCCCGCATTACCCGCGAGGGAATGTCGCCGACGGCCATCAACGACTTGTATGAAGCGACCCGCGCGAAACGCGCCGGCTAACCGGCGGGGCGGGGAGCGGAGGAGAGGGACATGGCTTTTTCTGGACTGAGCACCAACAAGCTGTTCACGCCGAACCTGGTCGGCGAGGACATCAGCGAGATCATCCGCACCCTGTCGCCCTACGAGGCGCCACTGCTGGACTGGCTCGGCGACGGCAGCGGGTTCGCCACCAGCCCCAAGCATGAGTACATCGAAGACTTCATGCGCCCGCGCTACGTCATCGCGTCGGTCGCGATCAACTCGCTCGACACGGCGACCTACGTGGGCATCAACGCGCTGGCCGAGGGCCTGACGGTCGGGACGCTGCTCGAAAACGAGTCGGCGGCACCGGAAATCATGCAGGTCACGTCGATCCTGAGCGCGAACACGGTCAACGTGAACCGCAACTACGACGGCGCGGGCGTCGGGTCGCTGGTCGTGGGGTCGAGTCTGTTTGTCCGGTGGCCGGCGGCCGAGGAAGGCCACGAGCACTCGGGCGTCCACACCACGCGGTTGGGCGTGCGGCGCGCGAACACCGTGGGCTACTTCAACGTGGAAATCGGGGCGACCGGCACGGCAATGGCGGCGTCGACGCTCGGGGGCGACACCTACGAGACGTCCCGCGCCAAGCGGCTGCAGGAAACCCCGGCGCTGCTCGAAGCCGAGGTCGTGCGCGGCGTCCTGAACGCCTCGAACTCCCTCGGTTCGTCCACCCTGACCCGCACGATGAAGGGGCTCCGGGGCTGGATCTCGACGATCAACTCGACGGTGGCGGCCACCTCGTTTGCGGCGGACCCGCACCTCTACATCGGCAACATCTGGGAGCAGGTCTTCCAGCAGGGCGCGTCGGCGTCGGAGTCGTGGGCCATCGTCGCGGGCCGCACGTTCTTCCGCAACATCAGCGACCTGAACGACACCCACACCTACGATTCGCAGCAGACCGACCTCTTCCGGCGCGTTGTGCGGACGTATGAAGGCGCCTTCGGACAGGGCGTCGTGATTCTCAGCCGGGCGCTGCCGGCGACCGAACTGATGCTCATCCCGCGCGAGCGCGTGCGCGTGGTGCCGCTGCAGGGCCGCAACTTCACCTACCGCGAGATGGGGGCGACCGGCGACAACACGAAGGGGATGATCATCGGCGAGTACACATGCGAGGTTCACCACCCGAACGCGATGGCACGCCTAAGGGTGTGATAACAAAGGACCTAGCGTCCTAACTGAGTAGTGCCGGGGCCGGGACACGACGTTCCGGCCCCTCTCTGAAAGGCTGTATGGGACATCCCGCGATCAATGAGTTCTGCCGCGTCAAGTCGATCGGGTCACTCCGCCTGGACGTGTTCCGGCGGATGCAGCGGCTGTTTCGTGATGAGGTCAACCCGCGACTCGACGAGCGGGACCAGTTGGTGGAAGAGAACGCCGCGCTGAAGGCGGAGATCGAAACGCTGAAGGCCAAGGCCAGCAAGAAAACCCCGGCGACGGTGAGTTAGGAGCGACGTGATGCATCCCGTGATTGCCGAGATTCTCACCTGGAAGCGGGGCGCCCCCGTCAAGCCGGTGGATCAGGAACGCTGGCAGCACGCGCTGCGCGAGATCGACGCGGACCTGACGCGCCTGGAGGCGGAGACGAGCCGCCTGCGAATGAACACCGTTGGCGTCACGCCGGTGAGCACGACGGCGCCCGTGGTGCCCTTGTGACACTCGTCATCGGCTTCTTTGTCGATAGCGTGCCCATCACGCCGGCCGTCATCGCGGGGACGTGCTCGCTCGGCGGGTCGGAGTCGGCCTGCCTCGGGCTGGCGCGGGCGCTGAAGGCGCGCGGGCATGACGTCCACATCATCGCCACGAAACTCGACCCGGCGTGCTACGGCAAGGACGCGACCGGCGTGCTGTGGGAACCCGCCGAGGAACTCGACGACATCAGCCGGTTCACTGACTGGGATGTCTTCTGCGTGCTGCGGATGTTCACGGCGTTCGGGGTGCATGCCATCCCGGCGCGGCTGCGGCTGCTCTGGAATCAAGACCTGCTGACCAACCCGGCGGCGCTCATGTCGGTGATGTGGGCCGTCGACCGGATGGTCTACGTGAGCGACTACCA